TAAAAAACTACGTAACAACATGGCTTTATTCGGGAAGCACTGCTTTCCCACGGCTCTTAAAAAAGCTACACCCCCCTTTCATAATGAGGTTTATGCAAATTTATCAAATGATGAAAAACGCAGGGTTTTAATAGCTGCTCCTCGTGGAACGGCTAAATCAACTGTTACTACGCTTATATTTCCTTTATGGAAAGCGGCTTTTAAATCAAGTACAGATGAACTATTTATAGTTATAGTATCTGAATCACAAGCTCAGTCTATTAACTTCTTATCTAGGATTAAATATCATTTGACTCATTCTGATAAATTTAGACAAATATTTGGAGACATGGGACCTAATACAGCTAAAAGATGGACTCATACTGATATTGTACTTGCTAATGGAACTAGAATGATAGCAGTTGGCACAGGACAAAGAGTTAGGGGTTTTATTGAAGGAGATACTCGTCCTAACTTAATTATAGTAGATGACTTTGAATCAGAGTTAAATGCTTACACTCCTGAAGCTAGAGCTAAAAACAGAAAGTGGATGACAGAAGCAGTTATTCCAAGTTTGTCGGATGAAGGTAGAATTGCTATGATAGGTACGGTTATATCCGAAGATTGCTTCTTATGCTGGGCAAAAGAATCTAGCGCATGGAACGTGTTATGGTTTTCTATATGGGACGATGATGAGAAGAGTATTTGGCCTGAAAGGTTTCCAAGAGACAGGATATTGGCCATAAAAGACGAATTTTCGTCTGTAGGGAATATCAATGGATTCTATCAGGAATACATGAATATAGCCCAATCTCCTGATGATGCTCCATTTCAACCAGATTGGATTAAAATTCATCATTACGATTACGAGCGCTCACAAGGACAGAATCTTTTAATTAAAAACAAAGGATTGGAAAATGAAGAAACAAAGCCTGTTGAACTGTATACTGGAGTGGACCCTGCAAGTTCTTTGTCTGCTAGGGCTGACTATTTTGTTATTGCTACTATCGCCATTGATTCCGATAATAATAAATATGTTGTAGATGTTTATAGAGATAGAATTTCGCCAGCAGAACAGCCTCAAAAAATAATTGATACATATAAAAAATATAAACCAAGAAGGATTAAAGTTGAAACTGTTGGTTATCAAGAAGCTTTAAGAACTGCAGTAAGAGAAATAATGAGAGAAGAAAATTTATATATACCAGGATTAGAATCTGGTGTTAAACCAAGAAATAGTAAATCAGAAAGGTTATTATCGCTAGTACCATTGTTTGCCAAAGGGACTTTTTACTTTAGGGCAGAAGATATAAAAGCTCAACAAGAGTTTTTGTCATATCCAAAAGGAAAGCATGATGATATAATGGATGCTATTTGGACTGCTTTAGATGGAGCAAAGCCCTGTAGAATGAAGGAATTTGAGAAATTATCTGATGAAGATTGGAGAAATCCAAATAAAAACCTTGATTGGATGACAATGTAATGCGTAAATTAAGATGATGGATAAATCTAAAAAAGACATAGTTGACGAAACCTTACAGTTATTTGACGATTATTCTAGTAAAAGAGATAATTGGGCTAGTCAAGCAAAAGAAGATAAAGAGTTTAGATTGGGCAAGCAGTGGACTGCTGACCAAAGAAAAGTTTTAGAAGGAAGAGGTCAGGCTCCTATTGTTATAAATAGAGTGCATCCTGCGGTAGAATCTGCTAAAGCAATGCTTACTGCTAACAGGCCTTCTTTCAGGTGCGCCCCAAGAGAAGACTCTGATAATAAAGTAGCTCAAGTTATGAGCGCTCTTCTTACTTATATGTACGATATATCAGATGGAAGGACTGTTATTAGACAGGCTGTAGATGATTATTATACCATGGGTATGGGTTTTATACAGGTATACCAAGACCCTTCTAAAGATATGGGAAAAGGAGAGGTGTGCTTTCATGATATAGACCCTTTAGATGTTTATGTAGACCCTAATAGTCGACACAGATTGTTTGATGATGCTGAAAATATCATTATATCAAAATTATTTACTAAAGACCAAGCAAAGCAATTATACCCTTTGTATAGCAAAGCTATTGATAATGCTCAGTCTGACTCTGGGAACAAAGTAGATTTTAATGCTCCATGGACCGAACGCGAAGATGATGGAGAGGTTACGTTTCCAGAAGACGTAGGAAGAGTTAATAACCAAGAGTATGTTAGAGGTTATGAAAGATATTATAAAGTTGATGTTACAGAGTTTAGAACTTATGAAACTTTTTCTGGTAAAGAAGAGCTGTTAAGCGAAGAACAGTATGAATTATATTCTCAAAGACCAGCATGGGTCCTCCAAGGGAACATAATTACTGATTCTGAAAAAGCTAAAAGTCTTTTTAATCAATTAAAGCAACAAAGAATGCAAGCTATTGCTGAAAAAGTTCAAGAATTAGTATATGCAGGCTATAGCGAAAAAGACTCTATGGAAATTGCAGAACAAGAAGTTTCGCAAATACAGCTAGAAGAAATTACTTTTGCTGATTTAATGATGAAAAAAATGATTGAAGTTGTTAGGATTTCAACTAAAAAAGTTAAACAATGCGTAATTATAGGAGAGACAGAATTGTATTCAAGAATACTTCCATTAGAAAAGTATCCTATTATTCCAATTATGAATATACATACAAGGACTCCTTATCCTGTTTCTGATGTTAGGATGATTAAAGGATTGCAAGAATATATAAATAAAACACGTTCTTTAATAATTGCTCACGCTACTACTAGTACAAACACTAAAATACTTGTACCAGAAGGTAGTGTTGATATGAAAGATTTCGAAGAAAAGTGGGCTCAACCTGGAGTTGCTATTCCATACGACCCTACTGATGGCGCTCCTATGCCAGTTCAGCCCACTCCCCTTCCTAATGAATTGTATTCTAATGAGCAAACTGCTAAAAATGACATTGACCATGCATTAGGGTTATATGAAATGATGATGGGTAATTCTCAAGCAGCTCCACAAACTTATAAAGCAACTATAAGTATAGATGAATTTGGCCAGAGAAAGATGAAATCTAAATTGGCTGATATTGAAGCTGCATTAACTAGAGTTGCTCAAGTAGCAATACCTCTTATTCAGCAATTGTATAAAACTGAAAAGGTGTTTAGAATAGTTAATCCAAATAATTCTTTGAGTGAGTACGTTCTTAATAAAAAGTTAGTTGATGACAAAACTGGTGAAATAAAATTGATTAATGATATTACTGTAGGGAAGTATGACATAATAGTAGTAACTGGTTCTACAATGCCAAGTAATAGGTATGCTGAACTTGAATTTTACATGGACGCATACCAAAAAGGTATTATTGATAGACAAGAAGTTCTTAAGAAGACTGAAGTTTTCGATATGGAAGGTGTTATGGAGAGAACAGATATAATTGCTAAATTGCAAAATCAATTGCAGCAAGCAGGCGAACAAATAAAAGAACTTAAAGGTGATTTGCAAACTAGAGATAGGGAAGCTATTAACCTTAGAAAGAAAGTTGAAGTTGAGAAATTCAAAGGAGGTCTTGATGGAGTTAGCAATAAAGCTAAAGCAGCGGGAACTGTTTATGAAAAACGTCTTGATGACAACTTAGCCACAATAAAGTCTCAAATAAGAGAGGCTTCAAAACAATCAGGCTCACCCTCTAGTGGCGAAGAGGCAGCTAAAAGGAGAAAGAAATAAATGACACAAGATAATATACAACAAACAGACACCCCTCAGGAAAGTACCGAACAGCAGCAATATGCTTCTTTAGAAGAAGCTGTATTTGGTTCAGAGGGCTCTGATGCAGTATCAAGTGCTTTTACTAGTGGTAATGAAGGAAATACTGAAACAGCTCCAGAAGCAACTGGACAACCTGAAGTAAGTACGCAAGAAACAACTGAAACATCTCAAGATTCGAACGACCAAAATAGATACCAATATTGGCAATCTCAAGCGGACAAGTACAAAAATGAGTTAGAGACTATGAAGCAAACTCAACAGCAGGCCCCTGTTCAACAACAAGCCCCTGTTAAAGAAGCTGAACCTCAAGTTGAAGAGTTTCCAGCAGCTCCTGCAAAACCAACACAACCTAGAACATTTAGTAGAGAGGAAGCTTATGGCGACCCTAATAGTGAAAGTGCTAGGTATTTAGATGAGTTAGAGGGATGGCGTGATGACATAAATGAGTACAACTCACTTAAAAATCAATATCAAACAGCTATTATTGAGGATAAATTTAATAAGATGGAGCAACAAAGAGTTGAAGCGGCTAAAAAACAACAAGCTGCTCAACAACAAGCTGCTCAAGAATCTGAAATTAAATCTCATGTAATGGGCCATTATGGTATGACTGAAACTGAGACTGCTGATTTTATGTCTAAAATGTCTGACCCTAATTCAATTACTATCGATAATCTTGTCCAATTGTATAGGTTTCAAAATGGTGTAGGGACGCAACAACCTGCTCCTGCAGCACAAGAGCCTAGTCAAGCTTTTACTCAAACACAAAATGCTCAGCAAGTGCCTTCGCCTATGGGTGTAATGCCTTCTGGAAATTCTAATGTTGACGGTAGAAGTATAGAGGATAAGATGATGGATACAATGGTGGGGAATTTTGATAACAAAAATCCCTGGAAGTAACTTATAATTAATCGCCCTACCTGAAGGTCTATTTTAGGCAGTTGAAGATGGGCAAAATTAAAGGATGGAAAAATGGCAGATGCAACAGTATGGAGTAATTCATCTGGCGGCGCTGGAGCTGGAAGTGTAAGTCTAGATAATACTAGACGTAAGTTTAATTTCGGCGAACGTGTAGCAGAACTTGCTCCTATACAAAGTCCATTCTTCGTATATTTATCGAAGGTGGCAAAAAAAGCGACTAATGACCCTGTTTTTAAATTTTTAGAACAGAGACATCAGTGGCAAAGACGTAATTTTGAAGTTAAAACAACGCTTACTTTATCAGAGGAAATGGTAGCTAGTGAAATCCTTGGTGCAGGCGTTGATTTAATTCTTACATGTAAGTATGATGAATATGGTAAAGTAGTAGCTGCAAATGAATGCTCTTATTTATTACCTGGTCAAGTACTTGCACTTAAAGCTGATGATGGTGTAGTTTATAATGTTAAAATATCTGAAAGCGCAGTTGTAAATAGTAGTGCATCAACTGTTCACGATGGTACTGACATTGCTCACTTAACATCAAGTCTTCATACTGAAATTTCAGGTGAGATGTTAAGCGTTGTAGGCACAGCTATACCTAATGCTACAGTTTTTAGTTCTGGTAATAAAGGTCAAGTTCTTGGCTCAGCTTGGGGTGAGGGTACTGACTCTCCACTTGGTTGGGAAGATAACTTGTATGACAGAGAAGGATATTGTCAAATCTTCAAAACTGGAATGAACATTTTCTCAGGAACAGCATTAGCAACAGAATATAGAGGTATTGCTAATGAGTTTCAAAGAATCTGGCAAGATAAACTGATGGAACATAAAATGGATATTGAACAAGCATTCTTGTTTGGTAGAGGTACTAATGACGCTAGAAGTTCAGCTGATGGTACAGGACTTACAGGTGCTCCTTGTAGAGCTACTTGGGGTATTCTACCTTATACTGAATCATTTGGTAAAATCTATAATATGTCCTATAGCTCATCTGGCTATGATGCGTTTTTAGATGCGATGGAAGATTTCTTCGCTCCTGAATCTGGTAATAGTGGTAACAAACTAGTACTAGCTTCAAGAAAAGTTATTACTTACCTAAATAAACTAGGTAGTGGTAGCTTTTTAAATAACTCTGTAGGTTCTTCTCAATATAGACTTGACGTAGAAACTATCCCTGGTGCTTTCGGGCATACAGTAACAATGGTAAATACTATATTTGGTAATTTACACTTTGTTCAAGAGCCTTTATTAAGAGGCCCTTGGGAAGATTACTG